CCGGGATAATCTCCCGAAGAATTACGACCTGACATTCTCATATTCGGGCACTGTAGAATTCAAACCCTTTGTGCAAAGGGCCATTAATAATAAAATGAGAATCGCGGCAGTGTTTAATTGTAAACCCCATGAGATACCCGAATCCTATAATGGTCAAATGGTTATTTCCGGAGATAATTCGGACATCAGGCACCTAGAACCGAAGGGTTTAATTGTCGGATTATATGCAAAGGGAAAAGCAAAGAAAGATAATACCGGGTTTGTAATCCAAAAAAGGGCATTCTAAATGCCGGAGATAATCGGGAAGATACTGGCCCTGATACTCGCCGGGATTATATCGGGGCACGTGATTATAATAGTCGGGGGTTTTGCGCTAATCCTAGTCGATATAATCGGCAGGAAACTTCGCTAGATTATGTGTAGGGTATATCCGGGAAATACTCGGGTATACCCTGCCATATACTAGCATATACTACCATATATAGTATCTGGAGATACTCCGATATACTATTATATATAATAAAATCGCCTCAGTCTCCGGCTAGATTGTCGGTTATAGTGGCAGATAATAATAGCTCGCTTCGCTCGTAAGTTATTGATTTAATTGATATTTTAGGATTCTGGCGGGTATAACAGGGTGGGGGATGGGGCTTATCAAACCAACCAGCCAATGCCATAATTAAAACCTTGCGACTAGCCCTGGATGACCCGAATACTTGATTCCAGGAGTTATAACAAAAAGGTATCAATAGGCATTTCCTTGCAATTCATTGCAGTTTCCTTGCAAATTAAAGGTATAGATGATATTTGGGGTATAACCAAGACCTATATTTTGATTTCAAGCATGTATTTATACCTATTGGGTATTAATGTAGTACGATATTTGTATTAGGCAAATAAAAAACCCCAAGGAGTTATCCAAGGGGTTAATATTAGTTAAGTTGTACTAGTTTTAACTCTAGGCTTTCTCTTAGGTTTAGCTTCCTGAGCTTGAGCTTCTTCCTGTTGCGCTTGCTCTTCTTTAGCCTTTGCAATCTCAGCTTGGTGCCTAGCATTCTGGAGTTCTGCTCTAGTTTCTAGTCTTTCGATAATCTCCTCTGAGTTCAACCAGATCTCTTTACCCATAAAGACTTCTTCCATCTCTTGCTCTGTCAGAAAGTCCATGTAAATATCCTGCATCAGTTTCTTAACCTTCTTATCCATGAAGGAAGCATGACTAATCACATCGCTTTGCTTACCGAAGCTACCGAAGGTTGCACTATGGATCATCATACTTGCATACGGCCCTACGCTTAGATTAGGAGAAGCTAGAGCGATCAGAGAAGCAGCACTAGCAGCTACACCATCAATGAATGTATAGACATCAGCACCTGTCTCCTGAAGGCTGTTAATCAGTGCTACAGCACCATCCAGATAGCCTCCATAGGAGTTGATATTGATCTGAAGGATATCGTTCTCCTCAAGGCTATCAATGACTTGCAGAAGAGGTCTGTAGTACTTAGCTTCTCGGATATTTTCATCCAGGTAAGCTGTAATCAGTCTACTCTTTCTTGTGCTCTCAAAGAATGGTAAGTGATCCTGAAAGAGGATCTGTTTACCAAGAGGCTCTTCATCATCTTCATTAGCTAGTACAGGAGCGGAATATACTTTATTTGATTTATTTAGCTTACTTAACTTATTCATGATAGACCTTTCTTTTCTTCTCTAGTTAATGCAACGATGAATCTCTTGACTGCATCGGATCTGACAATATCATCCACGGAATTAAAATCAATGAATCCAAATACATCATGCAGATGATTTCTTTCAATGAATTTACTTAACCAGAGTAAACCTGATTGTTCTCTTAGTTCTGATTGCCTGATATCTCCAGCTAGAACTAGAGTACTATTCTTACCCATTCGAGTAACTAGCTTAATGACTTCTTCCTTGGTTAAATCAGAGGATTCTTCACAAAGCATAAAGGCATCATTAACAGAAAGACCCTTGACTACTTCCAGAGGTAGAAATTCAATATCTTGCTTATCCAGTGCAATCTCGTACATTGCTGTACCTAAGCGTTCCTTCAGAATAGAGACTACAGGAGCTAACCAGACTTGCATCTTTTCAGTATGAGAACCTGTAAAGAATCCAACTGATTTACTTGAACTAATAGCTGGTCTAGTGATAATAATCTTATTAATCTGACCTAGCTTGTACTTATCAGCAGCCATGACAGTAGGTACATAGCTCTTGGATGTACCAGCATAACCAGTAGCAACTACAATAGGTTTATCATTAAGCAAAGAGATATAAGTAGCTTGCTTTGCATTAAGAGGTCTAAGAGGATTAGTATTAACTTCTTCCTGTCTTTGATCAAGGAACTTCTCCTTGATAAATGCAGAATCTCTCTTGGAACCCTTCATGCGTTGTCTTTGAGGTGCTTTCTGCATGTTATACTTTTAGCTTTACTTTGGACTTAAGTTGAGGCTCTTGTACACTATCTAGAATAGGTAAAGGTTCAGGTTTAGCTTCAGCTTTCTCTAATCCTGCAACCAGCAAGCTACCAAAAGCTGTAGGAAACATTTCATTTGATTCAAAGTTAAATCGATAGCCTTCAATGATCCTGTCTTGTACTTCTTTACAGAACTCAAACAAGCTATAGGCTTCTATAGTAACTTTAGTTAGATTAGACATACATCTCCTTTTAAGGTTTAGATAAGCTATTATACTACAGCTTTATCGTAAAGGCAATAAAAAAGCTCCTAGCAAAAGCCAGGAGCTAATCATAAACTAAATTTTATTATTTGTACAATCTATCTACTCTACTTATACCTAGATGTAACTAGGAGATACTTTAATTAATCATCTTACTATCTTACTATCTTATTCACTCTATCTGATAGTTATAACTTCTGTTGTACTTAAGGTATCTTCTTAAGTAATCATCAGAAGGTTAATCTATCAGCTACTATAGTTATAACCTAAGATTATTAACTAACTTACTAATTAGATTATAAGTTATAACTAAGATAAATTTTCCTAAGAAATGCACGTAATACTGCCTTTTAGGAGAGCCAGAGCATCAGTATACTGAATTACTAGTTCTCATAAAAGACAGAATGCGGCAAGACTTAAGTAATGAAAAAGATAGTATCTTTTCCTGAAGTTCCTGGTGAGTCAGTTGCTTAAGCTGGTACAATCACAGCAGTTGTTCAATGCTTACCATTGGTGCTACGATCCTTTTAGGATATCTACGATCCATTAGGAGAGCTACTTAATAATAAACACCCTTTTCCGTCAACTGCACCCTTTGCAGGGCACCTTACGGTCCTCTATTCGACAATTGCTCAGTCGTTAGGTGCTTGCTTTGCTATTAGACAAAACTTGCTTTACGAAGTGAAGCTGCATGAATCACATTGTGCAAGGGTATCCACCCTGCCTATCGTAACCTATTAAGGAATGCTGAAGATAATTCTTCAGAAGCGATAAATAATATTATACACCAGTTCACTAGCCAAGTCAAGTGCAATCTTTAAGACTCTTGACATGAGCTATTGACAAGTGTGCTATTGACAAGTGTGCTATACTTAATTGTGCAATTATATACTGCATTTTATCTTATTGTCAAACCCAATAAAGGCTTAGAATGACGAATGAAGAATTAAAAGAAATTCTTTTGTACAATCCTGATGAAGGTAGTTTTTATATCATAAGAGATTCAGTACCTTATAGAAGAGTATTCCCTAATGAAGATGGTTATATTATTTTCTTCAGGAATTCCATCAGGTACAAATTAAGAGCAAGTAGAATTGCTGCTGAACTAGGTTGGGGTACTAGCTTGACTAAAGATAAGATTGTACTGCATCTTAATCTTGATGAAAGAGATTATAGATTAAAGAATCTAAGAATCATACCAAGGAAGTTCAGAAGAGAGATAAAAGAAGCTCAGAGAAACCTCAATGGTGTACTTAGGTTAGAGCCTCATAGAACGAATGCTTATAGTTATGTGCTTTACTGGAAGGAAGGCAATAAGGAAAGAAGTGCCGTCATAGAGGATGTTGTTACTGCTAAAAGATTACTAGCTAAACTACAATTGAAGTTCTCAAAGATCCTAAGTAAGCATTGCCTATTTGATTGACTTGTTACTTATTGCAGGTATTTATTTATAAAGTACTACATATCGGAACATCCTATTTACCTTGATATTACTAATTTATCGTGCTATAATTACCAGGTGTTATTGTAAATATACTCCAAAGTAAAAAGTTAAATTATCCTATTAAGAGGGATAACCCTGACTTATGAACCATAGTGTAAAGACTGCAATAACAAAACCTGATATGACTCGTAGTTGCTTTGTACCTCCTTTCACAATTATCTTGTCGGTATCTGATGGAACAGTAACCATCCCCTTCGGGGTGCAGCCATCCCCATTGGGTTTCATTAACACTACTAGAAAAGATACTAAATGAGATGCATTATTTGTAATACTTATTTTAAGCAGCACCAGTTCAATAGAAGCAAAGAATGCGATGATTGCGCAAGTACTGGTAATTCTTACATAGATTCAGAAACAGAGGTTGATATCGAGAACATGCTTAATCCTACAGGAAAGGTTAAAGCTGTATTCTACAGAGAGACATTCGATGATGATTTTAATTAAGGCATCATCCTAAAGAATCCTACTACCTTAGGAACGTTGTCGTCACGTTAGGCGTCTTACGTAACCAGTAGCGTAATGTCAGGTACTTTGTACCATTGGGTTTATGTACTTTATGATTGTACGCCATTACATTCTGTACTACCAATAAATAAACTGGCGTATAAGTGAAACCAGCGGTATTTACGAAAAGATTACTCCGCAATCGTAAGCGGAACGAACAAATGGAGATATTAAATGTTCTTGAAAACAGTAGAAAACGCAGGGGTTCGTGACCCTAAGATTAACTCAAAAGGTAGACCAAAGGGTGCTCCTAAGCCAACCAACAGAGAGATCAAAGAAAGAGAACTGATCCTAATGCTTAGAAAGATTAAGCCGCATATTGCTGATGCTATTCTTTCTGCTGCTAAGATCATGAAGAACAGAGAAGCTAGTCACCAGAATCAGCTTAAGGCTGCTACGATCCTTTTGGAGCATTACAGAAAGCTAATGCTGGATGTGTACGATGGTGAAGATGCTGATGAAGAAGGTACTGAGATTCAGCAACAGAATTCTGCTGTATTTAGCCTAAAGGTTATTAACTCAGATGATGGTGATAGTGCAGATATTTCAGATAGTACTGAAGATAAAGAGCAATCTGAAGAGTAAGTATGAGTACTAATGATAATGTAGTGTTTGCTCCTGCATCAAAAGCACAAGAGCAATTCCTAACAAGTGATGCTGACATTACATTCTATGGCGGCGCCGCTGGTGCAGGTAAGGCTCTTAGACATGGTGAAAAAGTACTAACAAAGAATGGTTTTGTTAATGTAGAGAATATTAAAGTTGATGATGAAGTAATCACTAATCAAAATAAAATTGAAAAAGTAACTGGTGTATATCCTCAAGGTAAAGTTGACATATATAGAGTAGAATTTCAAGATGGTTCTAGTGTAGATGTTTGTGGAGAACATCTTTGGTTATATCATGAATCTCGTGGTAGAGGAACTAAAAAAGTAAAAACAACTTTAGAAATTCTTTCTAGAATGAATAAAGGCTTTAGCGCAATAGTACCACTTACAGAACCAGTTGACTTACCTGAAAAAGAATTATTAATTAAGCCATATACTCTAGGAGCATTGATCGGAGATGGTTGTTTAGTTGGAACTATTGCAACTATTACTTCTCAAGATGAAGAAATTATTGAAAATATAAAAGCCGAAGGATATTCTGTATCAAAATACAAAGGGAGTAAACCGAATCAAGTTTTCGCATATGGTGTTCATAATCTTGTACCAATTTTAAAGAAATTAAATTTACAAGGATGTAGATCAAATGAAAAATTTATTCCTGATGCTTATAAATTCGGTTCTATAGAAAATCGTTTTAAGTTAATACAGGGGTTAATGGATACTGATGGCTATGTAGATTCTATCGGTAGATGTGAATTTACAACTACCTCTTTGAAATTAGCAAATGATGTAAAAGAAGTACTGCACTCTTTAGGATTTACTTGTTCTTTAAATTCAAAGAAAAGTTACTATAAAGATTCTGATGGGAATAAAGTTGAATGCATGGATGCTTATACACTTTATATTCGTGGTAAATATCAAAATCGTTTATTTAAATTAAGTAGAAAAGCAAATAGAACCAGAATTAAAGAAGTAGGTAATAAGATTGTAGATATAAAGAAAGTTGCTTCTGATCTTGCTACTTGCATTAGTATTTCAGGTAATGATAAATTATTTCTTACAACTAATTATATTGTTACTCATAATTCGCATTGCTTACTTGGTGCATTCTTAAAATTCTGTCATCACCCCCGAACCAGAGGTGTTATCTTCAGAAAGACAACCAAGCAGTTATCCAACCCTGGTGGTCTTTTTGACTCAGCTATTAATCTGTACAAGAAGGTAGATCCTAAGTTAAAGATCCGAATGCGAGATCTAGAGATAGAATTCTCAACTGGTGCTACCTTAAAGTTCGCTTACCTTGATAAGCCTTCTGATAAATATAACTTCCAAGGTGCAGAACTTACTTTTATTGGATTCGATGAAATTCAACAACTTGCAGAGGATAATGTCCTTTACTTACTGTCTAGACTTAGATCAACTACCGTAAACTACAAGAAGCAAGTTGTAGCTACAGGAAACCCTGATTACGAATCCTTTATCAGGCACTGGGTTGAATTCGCTCTGGATGAAAGAGGAATTCCTATCCGTAGAGATGTGTATCCTACAAGATACATGGTGCAAGTATCGGGTGGTAAATTGCACTGGTCTGATTCCAGAAAAGAACTTGAACAGATCTATGGTGCAGGTGCTGAATCAGGTATTCTTTCATTCAAGTTCATCCCT